ATGGGCATGGAAAATTCCGCGAGTTTTCGTTGGGACTGGAAATTTATCGTCGGTTCCCTCTTGGCTGTTTGTGGGCTCGCGATCCCTGTGTATCTCTGGCAGGTGGATCTGAGCGCACATTCGCTATCCCTCAAGCTCGTGTCTTCGTCTGCCCTCCAGCCCGCTTCAAGTACGCAATTCCAGGATCTTCAGATCACCCTAAATGGAGCGAAGATTACATCCGCGTACATTTCATCGTTTGAGATGATCAATAACGGATCGAAGCCAATTTTGGGCGCGGATTTTGAGTCTCCAGTTGAAATTCTAGGAGAAGGCAAGGTTCATTTGATAAGCGCTCAAGTCACGGGAACCAACCCGAAAGAAATCCCTATTAAGCTTTCAGTTCAATCTAATCGTATCGTCATCGCCCCATTCCTATCCAATCCCAATGATGTCATTTCATTCTCCGTAATCACTAGTGACGAGCCGCCGATTTTTAAGGTAAAGGCCCGTATAGCTGGCGTGAAAGAGCTCGCTTTAGAAGATTCTTCCCTTAAAAAACCGCGCGTCACTAAATTGATTTTTTACACCCTATTGGCGTTGACAGGACTTATGCTTTATCTCCGATTTGCCCACTCAGCCATCTTGTTTCGGGATGTCACAGTTGGCCGGTCTACAAGTGCACTGATCTGTTTGATAGGCGGTATCGGGGCAGTTGAATTCTCTTCCCAACTGTTAATTGAACTAAGTGCCTACTACAACGTTTCGATCGATTCGAAAATGAACATTCCTGTGTTGGCAGTAGCGTTCTTCGTTTTGTGGATCCCTTATGTGAAATGGTGGAGACGTGAACGTATTCGCCAAGCTCAAAGACGCGCTCGATAGCATCGCCGCTAGCCTCCCAAGCTGATAACGAGGGGTCGATTCCCTACACCCGCTCCACTAATTCCAAGGGTTCCAGACGTGTCTGTTTGAGCCTTAGCGGATTTGGTGACAGTTCCGCTGACAGTTTGCGTGTAAGCGAGCTGCTGCAGGAGCAAGAACCTGCCGCCACCCTCCCTCTATAGCCAATCCCGTTTTTATGTTGACCCACGGGAGACCGGTATTTTTGGTAAGTTTGCCCTCCCCCCTTCTGAAAGCTACGAATAACAAGGCATGTAGACGATTTGATTAGGTAAGTTTTGAGTAATATCTAGCAATAACATTACCTTTTACCAAGGTCAGATACCGAAAATAAAATATCTATATAAATCATACAGTTATAGAAAAATTACTCCCCTCCTTACTCAGAAAAGCCAGTGCAAAGTAAGTGCTTAAAACCGCATCGCGTGCGGGCTGCAGCTGATTTCTCACCGTCGCATACTTAAATTACTTGTTTCCCGGGGGTCACCTGAAAACCGGCTCTCGGAATAGCGCCCCAGGGCGCTTTGAAAAGTGGGGGTGCGTGCAGGGATCTGTAGGGGTTTCTCAGCCCCGGTTCGCTCAGGAGAGGCCCGCCGGGCGCTGCGGAAGGTGGGTTGCAGGTGTGCAGAAATTGACACCGATTTAGCCCGCAGGCGTGGCGGGGGGACGACGGCGCGCGCCAGGTGCAGAACCCCCTGCCGCCGCCGGATCGCCCCAAAACGGTGCGCGCCCCGCCCGCCGGCCTCGTCCCTACATCTCTGGCCACCACAGCCGAGCCACGTCAGCCGCCGCAGGCAACAACGTACCGTGATATGAAATATTGTCCGGGGACACTTGATCCCCGGACATTGAGAAGCGTACAGTTCGCCCGTCGCTGCAAATTCAGCGACCGGGCTTGGTAACCCGACATGCAAAAGGCGCAACAGCGCCCATCTTCACAATTGCAGGCGCTTTTTTTGTGCCCGCAGTTCCGTGTTATGGCGGCTGTGCGTGGGAGGTCTTCGGGCCTGCCGGGTTCCTTTTGCCCCGGTTTACCAACCTACGTACAGCTGCCACCCATTCGCTTGGTAACGAACGTGGCAGCTCCAGTCAGCAAAAGGAGCTTCACAATGACCGCCCTCATTCCGTCCAAAATCCGCGCACTTGCCCATCGCCGCATGGCTCTCGCCGCGTTGCACGCCAACTCCTCCCTCGCTACCCGCCTCAAGCGCTACAACCATCACATGCACCAGGTACGCGTTCTTGAAACGCACGGCGGTGCCGTATGAGAAAGCCCTACTGCCTCTCTGACGACGATCTGTTTGATTTGGAACGGGTGCGGGATTCGCTTGCCCTGGTGCATGCGCTCGCTCAGCAGGCCGACCACCCGGGCCTGTACACGCCACAGATGCTGGCCGGCTTCTTGGACCGGATCTGCGTCGACCTGGACGGTGTCATTCGCTCCGCCAACAACAACCAGCGCCGGATTTGAATCGTTAAAGGGTATCGGTAGTACCGATACCCCTTGGCCCACTCTTTGACGGCTTGAAGCCGGCAACCATGCATAGTGAGAAAAGCAATGTCGATGCCATCAGTATTTGAGTTCGAGACCCTACCCGTTCGCGTTGATACCGACGAAAAAGGCGAGACTTGGTTCGTCGCTTCTGACGTGTGCCGAGTCTTGGATATTCAGAAACCGGAAAACGCATATGTACGGTTGGATGATGACGAAAGGGGTACCCGTACTATGGGTACCCTTGGTGGCCCCCAACAGGTGGTGATGATCAACGAAGCGGGCTTATATAGCCTGGTGCTGACGAGCAGAAAGCCCGAAGCGAAACGATTCAAACGCTGGGTCACTCATGACGTCCTCCCATCGTTGCGTAAAACCGGCAGCTATTCCCTCGGCGAGAAGCTCACGGTCAATCAGCAGATCAGCATGTCGAAGCATCGTCTTGGGCTGGTGAAGGAGTTGATGCGCACCCGTAATCGAACTGTGCGTGATCTGCTCGGTATCGAGATCACTAAGCTGTCCACTGCAATGGGTTTGCCGGTACCGAATCTCGAAACCATCGGCAGCGTCGAGCCTCCCCAGACAGACCTTGTTGCCGACTTCTGGGCCGCGCTCCTGCAGCTGGACTCCAAGGGCATTGCGTACAACCACTCCAAGGACTCGCAACTGGTCGCATTGAACATGCCGCACCTGGTTGAACTGTTCGCCTCAAATAGCATTCAGGCCATCATCAGCACCGAAGTAACGAATGCTCTGAAGCGCTGCACAGAGCCCCAATTTGTGGGAATGAAGGCGGTTGACAGCACCATTCGCAGAACCACAACGAAGTGCTGGGTTTTCAAAAAGCCGGCCCAATACCAGCTCAGTGACGAAACCAGGCCTTACCGTCTAGGTAAGCCAGCGGTAAGGGCGATAGCTTCGCTTCCTTTATAAGTGGGACACCGAAAATGAGTGAGACACAAAGCAACAGCGATTCAATAACCCTGACCATTGCCACCGCTGCGGGTGTTTCTGAGAGCGAGTTTTTAACCGAGGCTGAAACGTCTGCGCTCGCTCACTTCGTGAAACGCGTCGGCTGGTTCGAGTTCAACAGCCACTCGGTAAACGAAGCTGAGGCTCACCTGGTAAAGCAGGCCGTCGATAAGCTGCAGAACGTCCTTTCACGCTCCGGCTTCGATCCGCTCTCATAGGCTCGGCATAAAGTTCATGAGGCTCCCACCGGAAGGATGGGAGCCTTTTTTATTGGGCGGAATCTGCATCGTCTATCTGCGCCGGTAAGCGTCCGCGCTCTTCAGTCATTATCTGCTGCAGCAGATGTAGCGCCGTGAGGTTGCCGCCTAGATTGTCCCTCCACGACTGGTGGGTGACCTTGTACAGGTCATCGATCTTTGCGATGACGCGGCGGTAACGCTCTACCTCGAGCACCAATCGTCGACATTCGGGATGGGCCACCCAAATGTGGCGCAGCTCGGCCTGCGTCAAAGGCTTGAATGGGGGAAGATCGCGAGCCATGGGATTACCGAACTACTGTATGAACGAACAGTATTTTTGCACATAGGTGTTGGTTCTGATAGCGCCGCTCAGCGTTTGGCCCACGTAAGGCTCGGCTTAGCGTCTCCTGAGCGCAGACTGGAAAAGCTTGGCTAACCGTGTCGGTAATCTACGGTAAGCAACAATTACCATCAAACATAGATCTTCTTTCGGAGTCGGCCAGCGCTTGGCCGAAAAGGAAAACTGTTTGCCGTTGAACAGGTTACCGAAACAGCCGGACATTGAAGCTCCGAATTCACAAAGCGATCATGCATATATTGCAACCGTATTGAGTTGACATTAGCGTCAACCGTGTTCAAATGTGTGCTTGCAGAAGCTTGTATTTTGTTGCAGGCGCTGAAAGGCATTTTCGTGTGAGGTTCGCTCCGCAAAATCTCACGCACGCCTGAAGACACATAGCGGTTACGAATAGTTGGTATGTATGCCTAGGCTCATCGTTAAAGACAACGAAGTGATTCAGCTTTTCTCTCACCTGATGGTGCGTGAGGAGAACGCTCGTCTTTACGATTCGTTGGTCGGTGCTGAAAATTGCACAGATATCAGCGCGGACGCGCAGTGTGTGATGACACCTGGTTATCGACTGCTTCGTGTAGACCACCGTACTCGTCCATCCAGTGATCGCTTCGAGATTGCGCTGGTCAATGATGTCCTGAAATCGATTGCTTACTATAACCAAGTGGTGATTACGGGAATCGTTGATCTGCACTGCCGGCCAGCGACCCAGAATTTGGTGTGGCGCTCGACTGATTCGCGTCATTCGCTGGTCCTGAGAGATGTGGCTCAGAAGGTTTTCTTCAACTACATCCTCAATCGCTATGATGTGATTTTGTCGGACAATCACCAGACTGGCGAAGGTAAATTCTTCTGGCAACGCCAAATGTCCACTGCATTGGCGCTGGGCCTGCACGTCTACTACTACCAGATGCTGAACGCATCGCTGGTTGAAATCCCAGATCAAGACGCTCTCGATGGTTTGGCAGATCAGCTTTGGTCGGAAGACGACGATCAGCAATATCATCTGGCGTTGATCTCGAAAGTCATCCTACCAGTGGGTATTTCGTTCAGCGTGGTGGAAGAGTAAAAGGGCCTGACTCGCTTCAGGAGGCCAAGAAAAGCCCGCACTCTTGCGGGCTTTTTGCTTTCCGATGATCACCAGTTGAAATAAACCAGCTCGTTTACTTCAATCCCACCACTGCCACCTACGGTATGCCGGAACGGCACCTCCTTCAGACGCAACCCGGCAAACACTTCGCGAATTTTCGGATGGTCACCCACCGATATCACCATCTTCCCCCGGATCGATCGCGCCAGATCCGCCATGGCTTCGAACTGTTCAAAACCAAAATCCCCCGCGTCGTATCCAGCGGTCTCCCAGTACGGCGGATCCAGATAAAACAGCGTGTGGTTCCGATCGTACCGGCGAATGCACTCCTTCCAATCCAGATGCTCAACAGTGGTTCGTGCCAGGCGCAGATGGGCGTCGCTGAGCTTCTCTTCGATGCGTAGCAAATTGAGTCTCGGCGCCGAAGTGGTCGCGATCCCGAAAGACCGACCTTTTGCCTTGCCGCCGAAACACAGGTTCTGCAGATAGAAAAAGCGCGCTGCGCGCTGGATATCGGTCAGCGTGCGTGGCGCCTGCTCTTTTGCCCATGCGAACATCGTGCGGCTCACCAATGCCCATTTGAACTGGCGCACGAACTCTTCGAGGTGATTGGCAACGATCCGATAGAGGTTCACCACCTCGCCGTCGAAGTCGTTGATCACCTCCACGCGGCTGGGCTCCTTCATAAAAAACAAGGCCGCGCCGCCGCAGAACGGCTCAACGTAGCAATCATGATCTGGAAACTCCGGCAGAATGTGTTTCGCCATGCGGCGTTTGCCGCCCATCCAAGGGAAAATCGGTGCAGACATCGGTGATCCTTACTTCGGATTGATAATGGACGGCAGCTCAAACGAACAGCCGCCCGGGCTGATCATTTGTCGGAAACGGGTTCCAGCGACCTCCAGCGGATAACCTCTTCGCCCAACCATTCATTAACCTGCTGCAGACGCGCCTGGATGGGTTCGAGCTCGTTCATCGCCCAGATCTGTGCGGCCTCTTTGATCGAGCCGAAACCGCCGGCGTTTTGCGGCACGATCCCCATCAGTTGTGGGGGAATGCGCAACGCCGCGAGCATGTCGTCGCGGCTGATGTTTTTGATTGAGCCGAATTCATCCTTCGCCGCCACCTCGCTGACGGGGATCAACTGAATGCCGTCCTTCTTGCCGCCTGGTGCGTACATGAACAAGTTTCGGAAATTGCCCGGCCCTTTGGCGGATTTGAGTGCGGCACGCAAAGCGCCTACGTCGGTCTCGTTCTGCGCGGTGTCAGTCATGTACATGATGAAACCGGCATGACTGCCGTTGTTGTAGTACTTGCGGCGGAACAAGGTAGCGGACTCGTTAAGCAGCGCGCTTTGCAGGGCAGGCAACCACTCGGGGAGACCGTAGATCTCCTGGTTAATGTCCGCCTCACGCTGGTGGTAAACCGTCCCGCGCTTGAATTCATGCTCATCGCGCCACCCGCGCACCTGGTAATAGGTTTCGAGATCCTCGCCGCGTCGCATGTATTTGCCCAAGGCGGGCTGCAGGCCGAGCGTGCCGCGCAGCATGTTCTCGCGCTTTTCGAGGTAGCCATTGCCGCACCAAAGGAAGTCCAGGGCGAACTGCTCGAAAGTTTGCCGCGACAGCAGTTTATGGGGGATGAAGGTGCGGGCGAGCATGTTGCGCTTGAAATTCAAACCCGACTGAAGGAACACGCTGGCCCGGGAGGACTTGGCCAGCCCATCGAGCGACATCGGCGGCTCATACCAGCGACCGTTCAGCCAGCATTCCAGGTAGTCCAGGATCCCCCGCTCATCGAGCACCGGCGTAGGGTCTCCGAAGGTGAAGGCCTCCATCTTGCCGCCCGTTGCCGGCAGCAGCTGTCCCTCGGCCGCAGTTGGGGCTGAAGTGGACAATTGCGTGGTTTCGCTGCCGCTGTTGCTCATCAATAAATCTCCAAGAAGCCGGTATTCGTTGAGGTTTGGCCCTCAAGCGGTTCGTTCTGCAATGCGTGGAAAAGAGCCCATGCGAGATCCGCGTGCCCGGTCTCGTCGGTTCGACCTGCCGTGTAGGTGAATTGCCGGCCGCTCGCCGTGATGGTCTTGCGGATCGCCATCAGCGACTGGGCCATGTCGATCCAGCCGGCGTCGAACTCCAAGCGCCCTTTGTGAATCACGTCGTAGGCCTTGAGCACTAGGCGCGTCTTGACCTCGGGGGAATAGCTGAAGGTCGTCACGTTGGGGAAAAACTGGCGCACCAGTTGGGCCACGCCAGAGCCCATGCCGGTGATGTCGATGCCGATGTATGTCACCCAGTAACGCATGGTGACCAAGCGGATCGCCTCGGCTTGGGCGGCGAAGTCCATACCACGGAACTGGTGGCGCTCAAGCACGCGAAACTTCCCACCGGGAACGGTTGGCGGAGCCACGACCACCAGTCCGGAGCTATCACCGGTTTCCGCCGGATCGTAGCCAATCCACACCTGCCGATCGGCGAACGGTCGCGCGGCGAAGGGTTTGTAGTCTTCGGACCATTCGACCCAGCTGTCGACCATGCAAGGCTGCAGAACGTTGAGCGGGAAGATGCTCGCCCCGTCGTCGACGAACTGGCACATCAACAGGTTGGCAAAGGCGTCCGCGTTGTACTCGAGGCGAAGCTCTTCAAGGTCAAAAAGGTCGCAGCCGCGCTGCTCGGCATCCAGGATGGTGACGATCTGGCGCCAGATTCTGTCCTCACAGAGTCGGCCCTGCTGCAGCGCGTCATGCGACACGTCGAGTTTCAGCCGCTGGGCGACCGGTTTGCCCTTGTTGAAGCGTTCACCGGTCCAGAACGTGTAGGCCTCATGCGCCATGCTCGATGGCGTGGAAAAGTAGGTGCGCCGATATTGCTTCTGCATCGCCATGCCGCTGGCGACCTTGTTCAGTTCGTTGAATTTGAACGTCCAGAAGAACTCGTCGAAATAGAAATTACCGTGGTAACCCTGAGCGGTTCGGGCGTTGGTACCGAGGAAATGCAGTTCAGCGCCGTTCGCCAGAATGATCGGGTCGCCGGTGAGCTCGACACCGCAAACCTCGCGAGCGAACCCTTGGATGTAGGCCTTGAAGATGTGCGCCTGGTTCTTCGACGCAGACAAGAAAATCTGGTTTCGCCCGGTGACCAAGGCGTCAATGAACGCCTCGCGAGCGAAGTAGTAGGTGGCACCGATCTGCCGGCTTTTGAGGATCGCCCTGGTGCGTTGATTGCTCGCCCGGTACCAGTCCAGTTGATAGCCAAAGCAGCCGTCTTTGAATGCCTCAGTGAGCAGCTCGATCTGGTCTTCGCTGAATTCGTTGCGAGCCGCTTTTTTCTTCGGGCCGTCGTTGCGTTTGGCCAGATTCGGGTTGAGGTCGGTGTCGGTGCCACCAGACTTGTAACGCTCGATCCGCGCCTGCCGTTCCAGTTGACGATGCAGCAGGTCGATTTCCTTGAAGTCGCCGCCTGTCTTGCCGTCCTTGAGGATCAGTTGCACCAGTCGCGCTTCCAGCGCACCGCCGATGCGCTCCACGTTATCGGCCCGATCCCACTCGTCCCGCGTTTTCCACGCATGAACGGTCTTTTCCTTCTCATCCAGCATTTCTGCGATCGCGCAAATCCGCAGGCCGGTCCAGTAGAGGAACTTGGCCTGACGGCGGTTATCGCGGATGGGAGTGGCTGCGGCTGTAGTCATGGCGGCGATGCTGACGCCTCGCGCGCGTGAAGGCGTAGCGATGTGCCATGTAGCGCGTGAGCCTACAACTGGCGTCGATTGCCCGTGATCGCGCGACTGCCGAGGATGTACCTCAACGTAACTGCACCCAGCAGCACAGCTTTGAGGGATTCCCGACATGAAGAAATTTCGCAGCAACTGGTTCCGTGTCGCCGTTGAGGGCGCTACCTCGGACAAGCGCACCATCAAACGCAGCTGGCTGGAACAGGCTGCCAAAAACTTCAACCCGACTACCTACGGCGCTCGGATCTGGCTGGAGCATTTTCGCAGCTTGCTGCCAGACGGCCCGTTCAAAGCCTACGGTGACGTTACGGCAGTGAAGGCTGAAGAGGTCGAAATCAATGGCCAGACCAAACTCGCCCTTTTTGCCCAAATCGAACCGACCACGGATCTGATCGCCCTGAACAAGGCGAAACAGAAGATTTACACGTCCATCGAAATCGACGACAACTTCTCCGACACCGGCGAAGCCTACATCGTCGGTCTCGCTGTAACGGACTCCCCGGCCAGTCTCGGCACCGACGTGCTCGCGTTCTCAGCTCAAAAACCTGAATCCAGCCCATTCAAAGATCGCCACTACTCCGCGACCTCGATGTTCACCGAGGCGGTGGAAACCGAACTTACTTTCGAAGAAATCGAAGACAAGCCCGGTTTAGGCGCCCAACTGTTCAGCAAGGTGCAAGCGTTGCTCTCCGGCAAACAGGCCAAAGACGACGGCGAGTTCGCCCAAATCAGCCAGGCCGTCGAAGCCGTCGCCGAGCACGTCAAAGACCTGCCAGACCAACTGGCGGCCGAGAAAAAATTCTCCGCAGATCTGAAGACCAGCGTGGACAAGCTCAGCACTAACCTCAGCGAACTGATCACGCGTCTGGGCGATACCCAGGACCACAGCCAAACCAAACGCCCTTCCGCGACCGGCGGCGACGGCGCTGTGCTGACCGCTTTCTGATCATCGGCCCTTACAAGCTCCCAGGAGAACACCATGCGTAACGAAACACGTCTTGCCTTCAACGGCTTCACCAAACAGGTCGCGGCGATCAACTCCGTCGGATCCGTGGCGGAAAAATTCACCGTCACCCCGTCGGTGCAGCAGAAGCTGGAAACGGCCATTCAGGAATCCAGCGCTTTCCTGAAAAAGATCAACGTGCTGGGCGTCGACGAGAAAGATGGTGAAGCCATCGTTTTGGGCGTCGGCTCGACGATCGCCGGCCGGACTGACACCAGCCAGGCCGCCCGCAATCCTCGCGGCGTCAGCTCGCTCAAAAACGATACTTACAGCTGCAAGAAGACCGACTTCGATACCGCGATTCCGTACGCGTTGCTCGATGCCTGGGCCAAATTCCCAGACTTCCAGGCTCGCCTGTCCGGCGCGATCGTCGAGCGCCAAGCCCTCGATCGCATCATGATCGGCTTCAACGGCACCAGTGCGGCAGTGACGACTGATCGCGCGACCAACCAACTGCTGCAGGACGTGAACGTTGGCTGGCTGGAGAAGTACCGCACCAAAGCGCCTGAACGCGTGCTCAGCAGCGGCAAGGTTGATGGCAAGGTCACCATCGGCCCGACCGGCGACTACAAGACTCTCGACGGTCTGGTGTACGACGCCATCCAGCTGCTGGATCCATGGCACCGCAAGCGTCCGGATCTGGTAGTCCTGGTCGACCGCAACCTGTTGCACGCGAAGTTCCTGGCAAACATCGAAGGCGCTGCAGACAACGAAAATGAGCTGGCAGCTGCACGGATCCTCGCTAACGGCACGCTGGGTGGCCTGCCGATCGAAGATGCTCCTTTCTTCATCGACGGCGGCATCATGATCACCACGCTGAAAAACCTGTCGATCTACTTCCAGATCAGCAGCCGTCGCCGCATGACCCGGGACGAGCCGGAGCGCGATCGCATCGCCGACTACCAGTCGTCGAACGAGGATTATGTGATCGAGGACTTCGGTCTCGGTGCCCTGGTCGAAAACATCGAAGAGGCCGCCTGACTATGGCCCTCTCGCTCGCCCAACGTCACCGGCTGAAAGCGCTTGCCTCGCAAGAGGCGGCCGCTGCGTCGCCCGCTGTTTCGATGGCGGGCGGGACAGCCTATGAAATGCAGCTGGCCCAGCTGCTCCAGCACCGTCTGCGCCTCAAGCAAATCCAGTCGAACGAAGGCAAAGCCGCGTTGAAGTTGCAGCTTCTGCCGGAGTATGTGCCGTACGTCGACGGCGTGCTTGCTGCGGGCAACGGCGCTCAGGACGAAGTACTCACCACCATCATGATCTGGCGCATCGACGCTGGTGATTACACAGGTGCGCTCGATATTGCGGCGTATGTGTTGCAGCACAACCTGCTGATGCCCGATCGCTTTGAACGGACTACCGGCTGCCTGGTGGCTGAAGAAATCGCCGAAGGCGCGCTGATCTCTCAGAAAGCTAGCGGCGGCTTCGACCTAGCTGTTTTGCACCGCACCATGGAGCTGACAGCGGAGCAGGACATGCCAGACGAAGTCCGCGCGAAACTGTACCTGGCTACGGGACGAGCCACGGTGGCAGGGCTCACCGCCGATAACCCGGGCCAACCCGGCAAGGTAATGGCCGGTATCGAACTGCTGAAACGCGCCATCGAGCTCAACGGCAGTTGCGGCGGCAAAAAGGATTTGGAAGGTGCTGAGCGCCTCCTGAAAAAAATTGCTTCCCCAACCGGGAGCTGACAGAGCGTACCCCGCAACCCCGGCGGCCCGGGGCTGAACAGCAGGTTTCTCCTTTCCTTGCTGTAACGCCCCGGCCACCGCCGACTTAGGGCTGAACCATGAGCGGATTTATTGCCACCGGCCACACCGACGAGCCATTCGTCATTACCAATGATGGATTCTGGCCTGACATCGATGTCGTCCATTTACGCGAATCCATCCGTCTGGATGGCAGCATCACTGACGCGCGGATTGAAGTCGTCACCGTCAACGCGTTGATTCAGGTGAATGGCGAACTGGCCAAGGTGAAGGCAAATCATCTGGCCAACGGACACACCAACATCGCTGCGGTGCCAGCTTTCGAAGTCAATGGAGAAAGCCACTTCGTCCACCTGTACCGCCGCTCCATTTATTGCAGCGTCGGCGCTGAACTGGCTGAGCGCTATCGCAGCTACGACACCAGTGTCGAAGGCAACAAGAACGCCGACGAACTGACGCCTTCTGTCGATGAGTTCCGCCGTGACGCCCGCTTCGCCATCCGCGACCTGCTGGGCGTCGGCCATTCAACAGTGGAGCTCATCTGATGGCGACCTCCGTGTATGCCGCTCAGGGCGACACCGTCGACGCCATTTGCTGGCGAATCTACGGCCGCACCGCCGGCATCACGGAGGCGGTGCTCGGGGCAAACCCTGGACTTTCGGATCTCGGCACGATCATTCCTCACGGCACCTTGGTGTCGCTACCGGATATCGCGCCCCAAGCCCCGGAACTGCAAATGGTGAACCTATGGGACTGAGCCACCGAAACACCCAAACAGACATACCACCACCTTCAACCTTGGACAGCGGAATCACGCGCATGCCTGACAAACCGGATACATGGGCCTGGTTAGCTGCCTGGCTCGAACTGAACTGGCCAGCCATCTACTCAGGCGGACTCGCCTGCGTGATCGCTGCGCTGCGAATCATCTATGGCGGTGGTACCTGGCGCCGAGTTCTGCTCGAAGCGCCGCTGTGCGGCACGCTCGCGCTTTCCGCAAGCCACGGGCTGTTTCTGCTGGGCATCCCTGCGACAACAGGCCCGTTCTTCGGAGGCGTGATCGGGTTGCTTGGCGTTGAGGGAACTCGCGCACTCGCCAAGCAGTTTTTTAATCGCAAGGTGGATCAGCTATGAGTACTTTGCGCCACGGCGATCGCGGGCAAGCGGTTCGCACACTGCAGCAGCGCCTCAACTTACACGGCGCTGGTTTGAATACGGACGGCGACTTCGGTGATGCCACGGAGTTGGCGGTGCGTAATTACCAGCGAAAAGTTGGCTTGGTAATTGATGGTATCGCAGGCTCGAAAACCGCTCAGGCATTGACAGGTGCGGATTGTTCGAACCTGCTGCAACATGCCCTGTTGTTGAGCGCCGCCGCACGTCTGGGCGTTGAGCTCGCCGCGATCATGGCCGTCAACGAAGTTGAGAGCCAGGGCAGCGGTTTCCTGGACAACGGCAAGCCGAAGATTCTTTTCGAACGCCACATCATGTATCGCCAGCTGGGCACACCACGCCTGCCTGGTGATGACGCAGCCGAGTTGCGGGCCCACGCCGATCAATTGGCTGGTGAACAGCCCAACCTGGTCAATCCAAAGTCCGGTGGCTATGCAGGCGGTACGGCTGAGCATCAGCGTCTGGCCAACGCTCGACTGATCGATGACGTTTGCGCGTTGGAATCAGCCAGCTGGGGAGCCTTTCAGGTGATGGGATATCACGCTGAACGTCTCGGCTACGCGAGCGTGACGGACTTCGCCGATCGAATGGGCCGTGACGAAAACGAGCAATTCGAAGCGTTCGTGCGCTTTATCGAAGCGGATCCCGCTCTGCTTAAGTCGCTAAAGGGTAAAAAATGGGCGGCGTTCGCCAAGGCCTATAACGGCCCCAACTTCGCCCGCAACCTGTACGACATCAAGCTGGAGCGCGCCTACCAGCGTCATGCCGAAAGCTGTTTTATGGCGGAGGCGTCATGATTGATCAAGAGCAAATCCGTAAATTCAGCCCTGCCGACGGTGATATCTATGTGGTGCCGGACGAAACACCGGTAGACCTATGTAAAGCGCTAGCAGAGGCAATCGGTGTCGCAGTGCCAGGGATTAAAGCCGTTGTGTTTCGGGGCGATCTGCACCGGCTCACTGTGGAAGAGATGAACGCCGCAGGCTGGTACCGCGCATGATCACCTTGCGCCAGGCGCTCTACGGAGTTGCCTTGCTCGCCTCGATCGCGCTTCTCATCTGGGGCCAGTCTCAGCGGATCGAGGTCGCCGATATAAAGGCGGAGCTGGCCGATCAAGCGGCCTCAACCGCCCGTGATCGAGCGACGCGCAGCGAGGAGACGGCCGCTCAACTCCAGTCGTCCCTGCAGGAAGAACGTGCCGCTCAGGCCATGTTGCGTGGTGTGCAAGACCAACTGCGCCAAGGGCTGACCGCCCGTCAACGAACGATCGAGGACTTGAAACGTGAAAATGCCGAACTTCGCCTGTGGGCTGACCAGCATCTGCCTGACGCTGCTCGCCGGATGCGCGAGCGCCCCGCCATCACCGGAGCCGCAGCTTATCGCGACTGGCTGTCCGGCCGTGGTGCCATGCACCCTGTCGGCAACCAAACCGGACAAGAACGGAGCCCTGCTCAACGACCAGGAGGTGATCGAGAATGAATGGGCCCAATGTGCTGCCCAAGTAGACATGGTCTACCAACATCAGAAGGCAGAGGCGGATAAACCATGAACAAGCCAGAATCGCTACGCGCTCACCTGCTCGCATCGGTACCAGAATTAAAGAAGAACCCCGATCGCCTTATGGTGTTCATCGACAACGGCACCATGCGCAGTACCGCTGCCTTCGGCCTGTCATTCGAATACAGCTACACGCTGAATTTGATCTTCACGGATTACGCTGGCCACCCAGACGCAATTGCGATTCCTTTGTTCGCCTGGATCCTGGTCAACCAGCGAGAGCTTATGGAGAACGTCGAACGAAGCAAAACAGCTGTCGCCTTCGAAGCTGATGTCCTGGACAACAGCAAGGTCGACCTGTCGATCAAGTTGCCGCTCACCGAGCGGGTCATCGTCAAGCGCCAAAGCGACGACAAACTGGTCGTCAGCCATCCGCCAGAGCCTGTGGTCGACGACGATCCTTTCACCATGCCGGGGCTTGAGTTATGGACCGCCGATGGTGAGTTCATCACACGCTGGGAGGCGCCATGAGCAACGAGTTACAGGCCTTAGAAACTTGGGCCGCAGCATTGATCGCTAAGCTCAACGAGGGCGAACGCCGCAAACTACTCGGCACTGTCGCCCGGGATCTGCGCCGTAGCCAGTCGAAACGCATCACGACCCAGTGCAATCCCAACGGCTCGGAGTTCGCGCCACGCAAGCCGAAAGATCTGCGGGGAAAGAAGGGCCGTATCAAGGGCAAGATGTTCGGCAAATTGAAGACGGCCCGCTACCTCCGCACCGAAAGCACAGCAAACGGTATGTCGGTCGGATTCGTTGGACGGGTGAGTCGCATTGCCAGGGTTCACCAGTACGGCCTCAATGACAGACCAGAACGTGGCCAAGCGGACGTGCAGTACGAAAAACGCCAGTTACTGGGATTCAGCGGCGGCGAGCTGGAAAACATCCGGAACCTGCTCATCGACCACCTCGCTAGCTGACTCCCTCCTGTACAAACCCGCCCTACAGCCCACCGTCGATGCAGCTCGCACGCGCGACCTGCAACATCGGCGGCATGGACTCTCTTACTGAACTGACCCGACGCCTCGAAAACCTGATTCGTGCCGGCACTATCGCCGAGCTCGATCCGGGCAAACCGCGTTGCCGTGTGAAAACCGGCGGCCTGCTGACTGACTGGCTGCCGTTCTTCGCCCTGCGCGCCGGCGAGGACAGCGACTGGGACCCGCCCAGCGAGGACGAGCAGTGCCTGGTGCTTTCGCCATCAGGCAACCCGGCTCACGGCTTTGTCATTTTCGGTCTGTACAGCGATCGCTTCCCGGCTCCGGACAACGTGCCAACTCGCCGCCGGCGCAAGTATCGCGACGGGGCGATTGTCGACTATGACACCTCTAGCCACACGCTGACCGCCACGCTGCCCGGGGGCGGCAAAGCCAATCTCATCGCACCAGGTGGCGTACATGTCACCGGTGATGTCGTGATTGATGGCCTAGTGACCGTGACCAAGGACGTCGTCGCCGGCGCCCAGAAGATCAGCCTGGTTAAACACCGCACATCTGGCGTTCAGGCAGGTAACGGCACCTCGCAGGGGCCTGTCCCATGATCGGCATGAACAGCAAGACCGGCCGCAGCGTCGTTGGAAACGATCACCTGGTGCAATCGATCGCGGACATTCTGACCACCCCCATCGGCACGCGCGTTATGCGGCGTGAATACGGCAGCCAGCTTGCCGACCTGATTGATTGGCCGCTAAACAACTCAACTCGCCTGCAGGCTTATGCGGCGACCACCATCGCGCTCATGCGCTGGGAGCCGCGGATCCGCTTGAGCCGTGTCCAGCTCACGCTCGGCGATATCGCTGGCCAAGCGATTCTTGATATCGAAGGCAGCCTGGTGGACACCAATGAGTCATTGAGCCTCCGCGTTCCGCTGAGCTTGGGAGCAACAGCATGAAAACTTTCACTCCCATCGACCTGGCCCAGCTTCCGGATCCGGACGTCGTCGAGCAGATCGATTACGAGCAAATTCTCGCCGATCGCAAGGCCTACGCGGTCACCCTCTGGCCGGTAGAACAGCAAGCAGAAGTCGCCGCCACATTGGCCTTAGAGTCGGAACCTCTGACCAAGCTCCTGCAGGAGAACGCCTATCGCGAAATGCTGCTGCGTCAACGCGTGAACGAAGCATCGCTGGCCAACATGCTGGCCAAAGCCAAGGGTAAAGACCTGGAGCAGCTCGCTGCCAATGTCAACGTTGAACGCTTGGTGGTAACCCCGGCGAACAGCGCGGCCCTTCCGCCGATCGTCGCGGTGATGGAGTCGGATGACTCGCTACGCGAACGGGCACAGATGGCATGGGAAGGCCTCTCCACAGCGGGCCCGCGTAACAGCTACATCCTGCACGCTCGCAGCGCAGACGGCCGCGTCGCCGATGCGACGGCGGAGAGCCCATCGCCGGCGGTGGTCGTCGTCACCGTCCAGGGCTTGACCGGAGACGGCAGCGTCGACCAAACGTTGCTGAATATCGTCAGGCAATATCTCAGCGACGATGATCGTCGGCCGGTCGCCGATCGGCTGACCGTGCAGTCGGCAACTGTACTGCCCTATCAGGTCGACGCCGTTCTCTATCTCGCCACGACGGGGCCAGAAGCTGAACCCATACGTGAAGCGGCGCAGGCTCGCCTCGTCACGTTCATCAGCCAGCGCCGACGCCTCGGCGTGGAGGTCTCCGAGTCAGCCATCCACGCCGCGCTGCATGTCGAGGGAGTGCGCAAGGTGGTGCTTCACAACTGGACGGACATCATCCCGAGCGAAGCTGAGGCAGCGTATTGCACCGGCTATGCCGTGGTCGTTGGTGCGCTGTCATGACCAGCCTGCTGCCGCCGAACGCCCAACAGGTTGAACATCTGGCGGCCGAGGCGCTCGCCCAGATCGAGCGCGTGCCGGTTCCGATCAGGGATTTGATGAATCCTGATCGCTGCCCGGTTCAATTGCTCCCCTACCTCGCATGGGCATTCTCGGTCGATCGCTGGGATAGCACCTGGTCGGAGACCACCAAACGACAGGTCATCAAAGGCTCGTATTTCATCCACTCCCGTAAAGGAACGATCGGAGCTCTCAGACGTGTAGTTGAACCTCTGGGTTACTTGATCGAGATCGTAGAGTGGTTCAAGACCATACCTGAAGGCGCGCCGGGCACCTTTGCTCTCAAGGTCGGTGTTCTCGACACCGGCATCACCGAGGAAATGTATCAGGAACTAGAGCGCCTGATAGACGACGCCAAGCCCGTCACGCGACACCTGACCGGGCTGGCGATCAGCCTCGAAACCCAAGGCGATTTGAATATCGCCTTGTCCCTCTATGAGGGCGAAGAAGTCGACGTTTACCCACCCGTCATGCGTGACATCGAGGTCACCGGCAGCTTTGGCGTGGCTGGTCGCGAACACACCATAGACACCTTGGACGTTTATTATGATTGATGCTAACTCGCAGTTTTTCGCGATCCTCACGAATGTGGGCAGGGCCAAACAGGCGAATGCCGACGCGCTCGGCATTTCCTGGAAGATCACGGAAATGGGCGTGGGTGATGCCAACCCGAACGGGCTGGCAGATCCGCCGAATCCCGTCCCATCAGCCACTCAAACCCGACTGTTAAACGAATGGCGGCGCAAGCCTCTGAATCAACTTCGCGTTGATCCGGTCAATGCTGCTGTGATCATCGCCGAACAGATTATTCCGGCCGATGAAGGCGGTAAGTGGATCCGCGAAATCGGCCTGTACGACGCGGACGGTGATCTGGTGGCCGTGGCCAACTGCGCACCGAGCTTTAAGCCATTGCTGTCGCAAGGTTCGGGTCGCACGCAAGTGGTGCGGATGAATTTCATTGTGTCCAGCACCGGCAACATCACGTTGAAAATTGACCCGGCCGTGGTATTGGCCACGCGGGAATACGTCGACTCGCGGATTATGGAAGAGCTGGGCAAGCTCGACATTAAGCAGTCCGTGCGCGCAGCCACCACGGTCAACATCAATCTGATCGGCCTGCAGACGATTGATGGTGTCGCGCTGGAAGTGGGCGATCGGGTGTTGGTGAAAAACCAATACGTAGTCAAAAACAACGGTCCCTACGTGGTGGCGGTTGGTTATTGGACTCGCGCCAAAGATGCGGACAACAACGTCGAGGTGACGCCCAATCTGACGGTGGCGGTCGAGGAAGGCACTACGCAGGCTGACAGCATTTGGCAGTTGGTGACGGATGGCGCGATTGTGGTGGGCACCACGGCGCTGACGTTCAAGGACATCACCGATGGGCTGGCTCGCTTGTTTTCGCCGAACTTCGCAGGCAATCCGACGGGCCCGACCGCGCCACTGTTTGACAACAGCAAGTCGCTGGCTACGACAGAGTTTGTCGCGCGGGCTTCCGGCAATTATCGCGGTTTCACCAGTCTGACGGCGGCAGCCTCACTGACGACAGCGTCGGCCGGCTCGCTGGTCACCGTCATTGGTTCATTTACGATCACTTTGCCGCTGGCCAGTGCCATGACATATGGCGGTGCAATCCACTTTCTTAACATTGGTGGTGGCGTCGTTAACGTGGAGTGTGCCGGCGCGGATTCGTACAACGTCGGCAGCGGCGCCCATCCCGTCAGTATTGCTTTGCAGCCTGGCGGCTCGCTGACGGTGGTGACCAGTCCTACACAGGCCGCTTGGTGGGCTTTTGGTTCAGCCCAGCTGCAATACGCCAAAGTGTTTGGTAATACGGCGCCGCAGTTCGATAACAGCAAGTTGTTAGCAACGACCGAGTTTGTCCAAGGTGCGTTAGGCAACTGCAAGGGATTGGTAGTGGTTTCTGCTAACACCGTGCTGACTCCCGCGCAGGTCGGCAGCTATGTGACGTCGAACGTCGGTACAGGGTCGGTCAATGTCGGCTTGCCGTTGCTTAGCTCGGTGGCTGCTGGGTCAATGTTCGTCATTACGCATTCGTCGACGGCCATGGCGTCTTTTGCCGTGGCGATTTCTGGCACTGATTCCCTCGTTTTTGACGGGCTGGCGGGAACTGCGGCGCCTTATCCGATGGCTGTAGGCGAGGTTTTGACTGTCGTTTCTACGGGCGCCGCGTGGAAAGTTTCGGGTGGTAACGGCGCGCGAATCCTTAAAAACGGCGGAGCGTTCGCGGCACAGCTAGCCGGTGCCGGTTCTCAGCTTTTGCCAAGCGGGCTCATTCGTAAGTGGGGAACGGTCGTGACATCGGCGTCGGGAGCGGTCACGGTAACGATGCCGAGTGCATTCCCTACGGCGTGCGTCCGGGCGTCAGCGACCATGAGTGATGTCGTAAACCCCAGCATTGTTGCGGCAGAAATAGTGTCTGCGAGCCAAATAAAAGTATCCGGGTTTTCGGGGCAATCTGTTCCGCTTCCCCGTGTGGCGACTATCGCGAGCTGGGAAGCCATCGGCTACTGAGGAGAAACACATGTTCTATTCCGCACAGCTAAGCGGTTTTTACAACGTCGAGGATCATGGGCCGCGCAAAATTTCAATCGTGGATCCGGCATGGATCAGGCCTACGGTCAATATCGTGCTGCAGCCCGGCGAATCGGCTTGGGATGGTGAGACGCAGGTAGAGAATACGGATGATGAGCCGCTGACGCTGCACAATGTCCCTGATGCCAACGCCGTCCCGGACATGCTGACGGTCGACAACCCGGCCTGTTTGATTCCGATCGACGCGGTTGAGATTACCAAGGCGCAGCGCGACGAGCTGCTAGCGGGAGAGTCCACCGGACTGGTTATTTCATCCGACAAGTATGGTTATCCGGTGCTGGTCGATCCGCCGGCACCGGATGCGGCAGCGCTTGAGGCAATCGAGCGTGCCTGGCGCGACGCGCAATTGGCATCGACGGATCCGCTGGTGTCCCGCCATCGAGATGAGGTCGAGGAAGGTAGTTCAACCACGCTCGCTGCTGAGCAATATACCGAGCTGCAAGCGTACCGCCGGCAGTTGCGCGACTGGCCGCAAGGCATTGGATTTCCGGTAGGTGACCATCGCCCCATTTCGCCTTCTTGGATGTCGTGAAGTTCCCGATCTAACGCCCGATCCGGGCGTGTTTTTTTTTAAGCGCCGGTAGGACAGCCCCCCAAACCACACCGCGCGCGTGCGGTAAACGCGCGCGCGTCACCCTGCGCTTCATTGTCACCAACGCGCAGGTTCTCCCATGGCCACTGATTACCACCACGGCGTCCGAGTTGTAGAAATCAACGAAGGCACCCGCCCCATCCGCACCGTAGCAACCGCCGTCGTAGGCATGGTCTGCACCGCCGAAGATGCTGATCCGGTCGCGTTTCCGCTCAACCGTCCAGTACTGCTAACCGACGTGCTTACCGCCAGCGGTAAGGCGGGTGTTAAAGGCACGCTTGCGAAAAGTCTGGATGCCATCGCTGATCAAGCGAGCCCGGTTACCGTCGTCGTGCGTGTTGCTGAAGGAAAGGACGCGGCGGAGACCACTACCAATGTTATTGGTGGTGTAACCGCCGCTGGTCAGTACACGGGTATGAAAGCTCTGCTAGCCGCTGAAGCGCAGCTGGGAGTGCGGCCGCGCATTCTCGGTGTGCCTGGCCTCGACTCGTTGCCGGTGGCAACTGAACTGGTGCTCACCGCACAAAAGCTGCGTGGCTTCGCGTATGCCAGCGCTTGGGATTGCAACACCGTATCTGAGGTTATTGCCTATCGAGAAAACTTCGGCGCCCGAGAGCTGATGACCATTTGGCCAGATTTTGTGAACTGGGACACCGCCATGAATGCCGATGCGCCGGCATCGGCGATCGCCCGCGCACTGGGTCTGCGCGCCAAGCTTGATGAGCAGGTGGGCTGGCACAAAACATTGTCCAACGTGGCGGTAAATGGCGTGTCCGGACTGAGCCGCGATATTTACTGGGATCTGCAGAATCCGGCCACCGATGCAGGCCTGCTGAACGCGGCGGACGTCACCACGCTGATTCGTCGCGACGGTTTTCGCTTCTGGGGCTCGCGCACCTGCAGCGACGACCCATTGTTCGCCTTCGAAAACTACACCCGCACCGCCCAGGTGTTGGCCGACACCATGGCAGAAGGGCAATTCTGGGCGATCGACAAGCCGATGCATCCGAGCCTGGTGCGCGACATTGTTGAGGGTATCAACGCCAAATTCCGCGAGCTGGTACGCCTTGGCTACCTGATCGGTGGAGAGTGCTGGTACGACGAAGCCGCCAACGACAAGGACACCCTTAAGGCCGGCAAGCTGTACCTCGATTACGACTACACGCCAGTGCCGCCACTAGAGAACTTGGGGCTTCGCCAGCGCATCACCGACCGTTACCTGGTCGACTTCGCCAGCCGCGTAAACGCCTGACCATCCATCCGCGCGGCGAGGGCCGCGCCTTTAGGAGAGCGCCCATATGGCTCTGCCCAAAAAGCTTAAGAACATGAATTTGTACAACGACGGCGTTAGCTATGTCGGTGAGTGCAAGAGTGTCACCTTGCCCAAGCTCGCCCGTAAGCTCGAGGCCTTCCGAGGTGGCGGCATGGATGGCGCGGTCAAGGTCGACCTGGGTCATGGCGACGACGGTATTCAGCTCGAATGGACCCTCGGTGGCTGGGATTTGACGGCGCTGCGTCAATACGGCGCCGTATCGGCCAGTGGCGTGATGCTGCGCTGGGCGGGTTCGATCCAGCGAGACGACACCGCCGAAGTTTCGGCTGTCGAGGTGGTTGTGCGCGGCCGGCATGAAGAGATCGACATGGGCGACTCGGAAAGCGGAGAAGACACCGAGCACAAGTTCACCACCACCTGTAGCTATTACAAGCTGACCATCGATGGCAATGAAGAGATCGAGATCGATTTGCTCAACTTCATTTTCAAGGTCAACGGCAAAGACATGCTGGCAGAACACCGCAAGGCGATCGGCCTGTAATTCCTGCACTCCCCGCCGGTTCCGCCGGCTCCTATCCATTGAAGGAATTCAACATGAGCACCAACCAAAAGAACGACGCTGCAGAAGCACCAGTTGTGAAGAGCCCAAACCGCCCAGTCATCACCCTGGACACGCCGATCATCCGAGGCTCAACCGAAATCACCGAGGTGACACTTCGCAAACCCGTCTCCGGTGAGCTGCGCGGCGTTTCACTGACCGATCTGCTGCAGATGGACGTGCTCGCGTTGCGCAAGGTGCTGCCGCGAATCACCACACCGACCCTGACTGATCACGATATCGGTTTGATGGATCCGGCCGACCTGGTGCAGATGGCTACCGAGGTCGCAGGTTTTTTGCTGCCGAAGTCGGCGAAGGTGGATGCATCCCTCGTTGTGTAGATGACGCCATGGCGGACATCGCCGTGATTTTTCACTGGGGGCCAGTGGAGATGGATCCGCTCCCCCTGACCGAACTGATGGAATGGCGCGAGCGCGCTCGCAAGCGAAGTGGGGCGAAAGATGACTGACAAGCTGCGGCTGGAATTTATGCTGTCGGCGATCGACAAGGTCACCGCGCCCCTTAAGCAAATCAGTGCTGGGAGTACTGCGACATCTCGCGCCCTGAAGGCGGCGCGGGATCAGTTGAAGGAGCTCAACGCCCAGCAGTCCAATATTTCCAGCTACACCCGCCAGCGCGAAGCCGTTCGCCAGTCCTCTGAGGAGCTGGCAAAGGCGCAGGACAAGTTGCGCGGCCTGCGTGAGCAACTGCAGAAGATGGACGCTCCCACAGCAGCCTTTCAGAAAGCGTTCGTTAATGCCTCCGCCTCGGTGGAAAAACTGACCAACAAACACACAGCGCAGCGATCGGAGCTGCAGCGCCTCATACCTCTCATGAAATCAACCGGTGCGGACACCCGCAACCTCGGTACCACCGAGCGCCGCTTGAAAACCGAGATCGAGGCGGCGAACAAATCCATCCAGACTCAGCGAGAGCGTCTCGCCGCCCTTGCCAAGCAGCAGGAACGGGTTTCAAAAGCACAGCGCAATTATTCCAAGGGAAGAGAGCTTGCTGGTAACGCAGCCGTCGCCGGCGCAAGTGCCGGTGCAGTGGGAGCGGCGACAGGCATGCCAATCCTCGGGATGATCAAGAACTACTCGCGCTTCGAGGACGCGATGGCAGGCGTTGCGAAGCAAGTAGCCGGCGCCCGTGACGATAACGGTCAACTCACCCAGACGTATTACGACATGGGGGACGCGATCAAAAAGATGTCCGAAACAATCCCGATGGCGACTACAGACATCGCCGCGCTGGTAGAAGGCGGCGCCCGGATGGGCATTCAGGGTAAAGATGACTTGCTGGAATTTGCGCGCGTCGCGGCGACTGCTGCAACTGCGTTTGAGTTACCGGCAGATCAGGTTGGTGAGAGCCTGGCGCGCATTGCCAACCTCTATAAATTGCCAATCAAAAACGTTAGCCAGCTCGGGGATGCCATCAACTATCTTGACGACAACGCAATGTCGAAAGGCGGCGATATCATCGACGTCATGCAGCGCACAGCAGGCATCACCGCGTCTGTAGGTATGTCGTTTAAGGACGCCGCTGCGCTGGGCTCTACATTCCTGACACTCGGGGCGTCATCAGAAATCGCTGCCACCGCTACTAACGCAATGATTCGAGAATTGGCTATTGCTACTCAGCAACCAAAGCGATTTGTTACAGGCCTGAAATCGATCGGGTTAGAGGCCAAAGCGGTTCAGGACGGCATGAGCAAGGATGCCACGGGCACCATTCAGAAAGTGCTGGAGGCAGTGAACAAGCTGCCGAAGAATCAGCAGCTCGGTGTGATGACCCAGCTCTTTGGCAAAGAATATGGCGATGACGCCGCGAAACTTGCGTCGAACATCGAGGAGTATCGCCGGCAGCTCGACCTGGTTAACGGCGCGGATAACGCACCGAAGCGCGATGGCTCGATGCAGCGCGAAGGAGACATCCGCGCGGATCAGTTGTCAGCCCGATGGGAGATGTCCCAGAACCGTATGTTCAACCTGAGCAGCGCACTCGGCGCCACTCTGCGACCAGCTCTAATCCAACTCGTCACCGGTTTTAACGGTGTCCTCGAACGAGTTAATGCCTGGGCGACGGCGAACCCGGGGTTGGTGTTGGGCATTTTGAAAGTTGCCGCCGGCATTGCGGCACTATCGATCGGCTTCAGCACTGTTGCGCTAGCGCTGGCCACAACCCTCGGCCCCTTCCTCGCCGTTCGTTATGGGCTGTCCCTCATAGGGATCCGACTGCCATCTTTGATCGGCCTGCTCTTCAATTTAGGTTCCAAAGTACTGCCCTTCGTAGGCCAGGCATTTATGTGGCTGGGAAGACTGTTCCTGGCCAATCCGATCGGTCTGGCTATTACTGCGATTGCTGCTGCGGCGTACCTGATCTATGCCAACTGGGACAAGGTGAAGGCTTACTTCGTCAGCGCTTGGGCAGAGATAAAACTCGGCTTCAGCGGCGGCATCGGCGACATCCTGCGCACGATAGTCAACTTCAGCCCCATTGGGCTGTTCTACCAAGCGTTCTCGGCCGTGATGAATTACATGGGAGTCGAGCTTCCGAGCAGGTTCACCGAATTCGGAGGAATGATCATTTCAGGGCTCGTCAATGGCATCACTGGGGCGATGGATTCGGTTAAAACCGCGATCTCGGATGCTGGCAGCAGCACCGTGGATTGGTTCAAGGAGAAGCTCGGTATTCACAGTCCCTCCCGTGTGTTTGCCGAGCTGGGCGGTTTCACGATGGCGGGCTTGGCACAGGGTGTAAATGAAGGCCAGAGCGGACCAATGGAAGCCGTCAAAGCCGTAGGCGAGCTAATGACCCAAGCGGGCACTGTAACCATCGGTGCCATTACCAACGCTGGAGCAATGCTAAACCCAATCTCTGCCGTGCCTGGTGTCGCCGCAGCAGCGCTTTCACCTGCGGCTGCCTTGCCTGGTGTCGCTGCAGCAGCGCTATCACCTGCGACTGCCGTGCCTGGTGTTGCCGCAGCAGCGCTATCACCTGCGGCTGCTGTGCCTGGTGTGGCTGCAGCAGCGCTGACACCTGCCGCTGCCGTGCGTGGAGCAGCTGCTGCTGCACTCAAGCCCGCCGGTTCCGTCGCAGGAACGAGTGCTGAAAGTAGCGGCCTGCTCGAATCAATTGTGGGAATAGGCAAAAAACTGGCTCAAGCAGGTGCGATGGCTGTCGGCATCGGCGGTGCTCAGCAAGCGATCGCCATCGATAATCGCCCACCGATCGCTCCCGCTGCAGCCCCTGCAGCGGTGCAGATGGCTCCCCAACAAATCGTTATCAACATTCACCCAGCAGCGGGGATGGACGCAGCAGCAATCGCTCGCGCCGTGTCTGCCGAACTGGACAAACGCCAATATGCAAAACAAGCCAAGGGGCGCAGTGCCCTCTTTGACCAGGAGTAAACGGTAATGATGATGGCTCTCGGCATGTTCATCTTCAGTTTGGAAACCTTGGCATATCAGGAGCTGCAGCGGCAGACGGAGTGGCGTCACGGCTCGACGTCACGTATCGGCACCAATCCATCTCGCCAGTTTTTGGGGCGTGGTGAAGACTCAATCAACATGCCAGGCATTCTTTTGCCGGCACTCGCCGGCACGCCGCTGAGTCTCGACACGCTCCGCGCAATGGCCGATACCGGCAAGGCATGGCCGTTGATCGAAGGCACCGGCAGGATCTTGGGCATCTGGGTCATCGACAACATTACCGAGAACAAAACTTTGTTCTTCCCGGATGGCGCAGCACGACGCATCGAATTCACCATCGCGCTCAAACGGATCGATGACGGCCGGGTTGATCTACTCGGCGCCGGCGTGAGCACAGCCGGCAATATCTTGAGGAAAATCCTGTGATCGACCAAGCACTCAGCCGGGTCGACGGCTATCTGAACGACGCGCAGGCCTCCATCCGCGAAGCGAGGGCCTACCCTCGTCCGATCTGTCGACTGGAGGTCGACGGACGCGACATCACAGCGGCGATCGAGAAGCGCCTAATGAGCATCGAGCTCACCGACAACCGCGGACTCACAGCAGACCAGCTCGACGTCACCCTGTCGGATCATGACGGTCGCCTGGCAATCCCACCGAAGGGTGCGACCCTACGGCTATGGCTTGGCTGGAGCGACACCGGGCTGGTCGATAAAGGCACCTACACGGTCGACGAAACCGAGCACAGCGGCGCGCCAGATCAGTTGAACATCCGGGCTCGCAGCGTAGATCTGAATGCAGGACTGAAAGCCAAACGGGAGCGAAGCTGGCACGACGAGACGATCGAGACGGTGGTGCAAGCCATTGCAGGTGCCTATGGTCTTGGCCCTTTGGTCAGCGCCGCGCTCAGTGCCATCCAGGTTGTCCACCTTGATCAGGCCAATGAGTCAGACGCGAACCTGCTTTCGCGCTTAGGACAAGAGCACGATGCGATCGCAACGGTGAAAGCGGGCAAACTGCTGTTCATGCCGATCGGCAATGGCACTAGTGCCAGCGGCCTGTCACTGCCACATATCACCCTGACCCGCCGCGACGGTGATCAGCATCGATTCCTGCAGGCGAACCGAGACAGCTACACGGGTGTGCGGGCGTTCTATTACGACGTCAACAGCGCGGAGAAAAAAGAGGCTCTCTCCGGAGGCGGCGACAACATCAAGGATCTGCGTCACTCCTACACGGATCAGAAAAGCGCTCTGGTGGCTGCCCGCGCTGAGTGGAACAACCTGCAACGTGGAAGCGCGACGCTCAGTTATTCGCTGGCACGCGGCCGGCCGGAACTGACACCAGAGCTGACTTATTCGCTAATCGGCATCAAGCAGGAAATCGCAGACGTGATCTGGTTGGGCGGTAACGTGAAACACAGCTTCACTTCGGATTCGTTCACCACGAGTCTTGAACTCGAGTCGATGCTGCCAGACGGTGACGAGGTAGCCGAACTGGCGGACGATAGCGGCGACTACACAGGAATTTCGGCTTGGTATCGAGACGGGAAAAGTGGTCAGCAGCAGAAGTTGAGCGAGGGTGATCAGAGCAAACCTAAGCGGTTGACCCACCTTTATGAGAGCAAGGCTTCAGCACAGCGGGCGGCGGATAGGGAGTACAAGCGGCTGCAGGCCAAGAATGGGGCAGATGCCCCAGGCACCCCGACATGATGAGCCGGGGTGAGGTGAATGGGTCGGAAGTCAATCCGCCTGGGCCATCATCTCCGCAATACGAAGGATATGGCTTTGATCGGCCTGCGACATTTTCCGATACATGCTCAACAGAATGCATTCCAACTGCGTCAGCTGAGAGGCGGCAGATTCCCCGTCCCGAACGTCCTGTTCAAGTTGCTCCAAAACGCCTCGATCCAACATGCTCACTACTCCTAAAAGCCGCAGAGGATCGTCTAAATCGCGGCTTTCCGAAGCCCCAAATGAGCACTCTTTCGTTCGGCTGTGCTGCCTCGTCCTACGCGAGGTCAGTCCAGTGGGAGGTTACCCTACGACTTTTTTGCAGCCGCTTCGGCCAAGCCTGTAGCGACTCGGTGAACCACGATCTGATCGCCTGGACTCAGCGAACGAAAGCAGTTCAGAACCTCATTTTCGACAGTGGTTTGTGTTCCAGCCACTGTGTCTCGCCGGCCGAAAAGAACATACATCACGTCCACGCCAATCTTCGAAATTGCCAACAGGTAAGCCGTGTCCGGTCTCTGTCGGTCGTTCTCGTAATTGCCTTGGGAGTTCCGTTTCACACCGCCTATATCTGCGAAATCGTTTTGATTGATTCCAAGCCGGTCGCGCTCTTCCCGGAGCCGCTCGCCCAAAGTTTTTTCCAAGGATTCTCCGGTTACACAAATTTTTGGCATGCACCGCTTTACACAGCCAATTTCTTGGGCATAATGATGGCACACACAACACGATTGAACACACATGAACACTATGCCCGTCCTCCTTACAGCCGAGCAAGCCCGCGCAGAACTTGACCGCAACGGGATAACGATTGCCCATTTTTGCCGCGAACACGGCTTGAACAAAAATTTGGTCAGCGATTTGTTGAACGGTCGCAAGAAGGGCGTGCGAGGCGAGGCCCGACGTGCAGCTGTGCTTCTAAAAATTAAAGACGGTGTGATTCCAAATTAATGGCATTAGGCCAGGCGAGAAACCAGAAGATGAAACGCACCGTTCTAGAAACCCGCAGGCAGGTCGTAAGCGCAGTGATTTGCGCGTATCCAGGCGGTCGTGATTGCGCCGCCCCGCGCTTGGGTATGTCGGTGAAAAAGTTCGACAACCATGCCTATGAGAACGCGGGCAGCCGACCTCTTACTGACGAGCAGATCCGCCTGTTGGAGTCACAGACTGGAACCACTCACCTTCCTGACTTCGTCTGCAACCTGTACGGCGGTGTGTTCGTTCCGGTTGCCGAAGCCGAGCAATTGGACAACCTGGATCTGTATGCCCGCTCGATCAATACAGCGGTAAAGCGTGGCCTCGTCGACGCGATCATTTCCAAAGCACTTCAGGACGGCGTCATCGAGGACGACGAAGTGCAGGCCATTCTTGCGGCGCACCGTGCGCACGTAGCAGCCAGACACGAAGAGATCACTGCCGTGATCGTTCTGCATCGGGAAAACCCGGGCAACTAGGAATCGAAATAGGCGCTGGAAGCGTCGCCATTTTTCGGCATTAGCCGAGGGCCGCGATTAGCGGCGGGGAGAAAAAAGTGAGCACTTATAAGCTGGTATGTCCGCACTGCCGGGAGCGAATGCGCATCCGAACCAGTGAGGGCACGCATATCTTTTTGCGTATTGCCTACCTGCAATGCATCAACGAGGCCTGCGGTTGGTCGGTCAGGGCTCAGTTTGAAATGACTCACGAAATGAGCCCATCAGGTATGCCGAACCCGGCTGTTTGTTTGCCAGTGGCCCCCGTCGCTATTCGCCGGCAGGCAATGAAAAAGGAAGGCGAGCAGCAAATGGATCTACTTGGACTGGAGACAGCCTGATGAACACACTAATCAGCAAGCAGAATCCCGAGCGCGAATATCGCGCCGCCATGCAAGACACCGCGCTTTGCTACATGCAGCGCCACCAGGCAGAGCACCTTGGCAACGATCAACAGCTCTTTACCCGAACGATCGCCCACCTGCAGACAACTCTGGAGGTACCCAACTTTCTTGCCGAGAACCTGACGGGCTTGGCATATGGACAACTGCGCGCCGGTGCGGGTCAGCGACGCCTTGATCTGAAAAACAGCAGTGAATCGGTTGCAGTCTTTGCCGATCCAGCCAGCGGTAAGTGTTACGCCATCCCCGTCGCGCTGATCTTCCAGTATCTGGTCGAGGCTCGGAGCGTCGACTGAAACCCCTCAACAACTGATCGAATCGCTCCACCGTTTGCGTGTGGGTTTGGGTGAATTGCGCCCGAAATCAGGAAAAAAACAGCCATGAGCACAGCACTATCCATACAGATGAGCCTGAGCGAAAGCCTCGCCGAAGCCTTGCTAAAGGAGCTCCGTGAGCGCCTGCGGATGGGTATTCAGGAGCACTGGTACGCGGATCAGTTTCGCTGCGTTCCTGATGGTCTGCGCACCAGCGCCATTCTCTCGGCCTACCCCGCACTGGAGGCTCAAAAGACAACTCTCGGCGCCCTCCGGGTCGCTATCAGAAAGCAGGCATGACGATGGAAGAGAAAATCCGGGCCGACGTATTGACCCGACTTGAGTTCGATTACGGCCTGAAACACCGGGTCGGCACCGATTTC